ATCGATGACTTCAAAGATACTTTCCGCCATATGGGGATAGGAAACAACAAAATCCGTTTACTTATCGGAGAAGAGCGCAAGCGTAAAGACGATTTTCGCGTATTTCTAAGTTCTTCCGACGCAGATGGTATAGGAGAAAAGGAACAACAACGTAAAACCTTACTATTAGAAAAAGTCAACGAGGTTATCCAAAACCAGGATCTCCCGGACGATATGCTAGAAATAGAGATGAACAAGTTTACAGATTACTTAAAGTATGAGTGGCAGGATCATCGAGAAATCGTTGCAAACAAAATATTGAAACGTGAATATTCACGTAATGAGTTAAAGAATAAGTTTTCAGAAAGCTTTGCCGACTGGCTTATTTCCGGTGAGTGTATTATGTACGCTGGCGTAGAAGGTAACGAACCTGTAGCCCGTAAATGTAATCCATTACAGATGTTTACTTTAGGTGCCGCGGACAACAAGCGCATCGAAACTTCGGAGATTATTGTAGAGTACGGGTATCTAGGAAGAGGCCAAGTAATTGACCGTTACTTTGACTTCCTTTCGAATGACGATATTGAGAGTATCGAAACCGGTGGAGAATTAGCTAAAGGTTCCACATGGTCAGATGATCCAGGATTTTTACCGTATCCGAATGTTGGAGAAATGTCCGATAACGGCATTCTACTTTTTGATGCTAAATACAGTCACGTCTTTACCGGCGCTTATGATACTCAAGGTAATGTACGCGTTGTAAAAGTAAACTGGAGAAGTAGACGACGTATCTTTAAACTAGCTTACGTCGACCAATTCGGTGACACTCAGTATAAGTACGTTGCTGACACTTACAAAGCTGACCCTTCTAAAGGAGAACGAATTGTTCGTACTCTTTGGGTTAACGAATGGTGGGAAGGAACTAAGATAGGAGAGAATATTTATGTAGATATACGTCCAATTCCATTTGCTGCAAAATCTCTAGTAAATCCTAGCAAAGGAACTCCGAACTATATCGGTATGATTAACTCGACTAACCAGAGTCTTGCAATCAGTCTCATGGACATCATCAAGCCTTACGATTATCAGTACGATATTATATGGTGGATACGTCAACAAGAAATTGCTACTAACCATGGTAACATTCTTGCTTACAACATTAATATGGTACCCAGCGACTGGGACCCTGATGAATGGTTGAAGTACGCATTCCGTAAAAAATTAATGCCCTTAGACCCCGGCGCAGAAATCCTAGCAGGGCCTAGTAGAGGTGAGGCGGCCGGTAGCTTTAACCAACTGACGTCTACAAATCTTACAGCTTCGAATGCTGATACTATCCGATTATACACAGACGTTCTGATGAACCTAGAGTATATGATGGGTAAAGTATCCGGGGTCTCAGATCAGCGAGAAGCACAAATTGACACCTCTGAAAAAGTAGGTAACGTAAAACAAGCGATTACTCAATCATCTCACATTACTGAAATGTGGTTCTCGGACCACGCACAGTTTAAAGAAAGATTTTTGAGTAAGTTTTTAGAGGCTTGTAAATACGCGTACAAAAAGTGGCCACAACAAATCGACTATACTTTCGATCAGATGGGCATGGAGGTTATTAAAGATTTTGATGAGTTCGCAGAATCTAACTACGACTTATTTATGAGTAACTCTTCTGAAGATTTCGAGATTATGGAAGACCTTCGGTACCTTGCACAAGCTGCCTTGCAGAATCAACAAGCTACTCTGGGTGATATCATCTCGATACGTAAAGGAGTTAGTCTACAAGAAATCCAACGTAAGCTTGATGTTAGCTCTGCACGTATCGCTGCAGAACAACGACAAGCAGAAGAACAGCGCCATAAAAATGCCATGGCTGAAAGCCAAGCTTCTATTAAGAATCAGATGATTCTCGACGATAACGAGCATGACAATAATATGGAACTTGAAGCGATGAAGCTTACAACGGGTAATTTCATTGACCGTAATGGTGACGGCATCGATGACCGGACTAAAGCTCTCTTAGATTCTAGAGAAAAAGCTAAAGACCGTATCTTCCAAGCTAAAGAGACTGCAAAGAAACTTGCAGCCGACATGACCATAAATAAGGAGAAGATCAGAAGTAGCGAGAAAATCGCGCGAATGAGAAAACCGACCGGTCAAAGAGCTAAGTAAACGCTATACCGCAGATGAAATATATTAATTTTCTCTTACCTGGGTAGCAAAATCAATAATACTTTTGTAGTAATAATAATGTAACGATGGCAGAAAATTTGAATATCCAGTTGCTCGATCCAGACGGAGCTGAAGAAGCTTTTAAAAGTCTAGAGCAACCCGCAGAAACTCCTGCAAATGTGCCAGAAGCCGTAGCCGGCGAACCTGGAGCACCAGCAGAAGAACCTAAAGAAGAAAAGATTACCGATGGTTATATGTATAGTCCGGAGGAAATTGAAGCTCTTAAGTTCTCGCACAAGGAAGGCCAAGGGGAAACTCCAGCCAATCCTGTAGAAAGACAAGCACCAGCGAGCCCTGGGGCAGATAACGAAGAAGGCTCAGAAAAAGCAGCGCCGCTTCAGGCATTTGTGAATGATTTTGTAAAAAGAGGAATTCTCACAGTTGAAGAAGGCACAACAGTAGAATCTATCGAGGATGTTGCTAAGATCCTAGAAGATACAGTCCAAGAGCGAGTACAAACACGTTTCGAAGGCTGGCAAGATAAGTTAGGCGAAGATGAGAAAGCCGTATTAGGTCTCATGAATACTGGCCTTGCGCCGGCGGAAGCCCAACAACTTGCTAAAGTATCTCAGGAAGTCAACAGCATGACTGAAGATATGATGGAGGATGATAAAGTAGCGGAAGCTGCTTATCGACGTTCTTTGAAAGTCCGAGACTTTTCCCAAGCAGAAATCGACGATTATGTTGAAACTGCTATAGGACAAGACAAGCTTAAAACGTACGCGAAGAAAGCTCTTCCAGCACTGAAGTCACACTACAATGGCATTCAGACTAAGCTAGAAGAAAGAGCTGCTGAAGCTCGTGATAAGGCAAAGCAGAAAAGCGTAGAGCAACTCGAAAAGCAACAGTCGTATATCGACTCCGCTAAAGAGTACTTCGAAGGCTTTGAGCTTACGGACAATATGAAAAAAACGCTGAAAGATTCATTTACTACAGCTGTATACACGGATCCTAAATCAGGAAACAAATACAACGCAGTAACGGATATTCAGCGACAAAATCCTGAAGGGTTCAATGTAGCCCTTCATTACCTGACACATATGGGTATTTTAAATTTTGATGAAACAGGCAATTTTAAACCAGATATGTCAGTGTTGAAGACACTGAAGACTACGAAAGTAACTTCAGAACTCGAAGAGAGTCTCGAAACCGAACGTTCCGGAGTAGGAAGTACGGCGAGCAAGACTTCGCAGGTTAGTGCGTTGGATGCGATCAAAGGATTAGCATCTGGCAAAAAATAGCCATAAATTTAAATTTGATAACACGTTTTAATTCATAATTACCATGGATTTATTACCCTTACAAAAGTACCAAACGAAGGACTATTCTGGACTTGTTCTAGAAAACAATCTTCGTGAGCTGTACATGCAAGAGCCGGAAGTCGTGAACTCAGTGATCAAACAGATCTATGATGTCAACCTTCACGGTTCAATGAAGTCTTGGGTAGAAAGATTCCCAGTAAAAACCATTACACAAGAGAATGGGTTTTACGAGTGGAACCTTAAAGGACAGGATGAAAAGAATGTCCCTCTCGTCGAGGCTCAAGACATCGATGGAAATACTATTACTTCCGGTACACTCGGAAAAGGAGTATCTTCTTTCTACCTGGTATTTGATGAAGATATCTTTTTTAACACCGAGGTTTTAGTCGGTGAAGTAGAAGATTATCATTATCGAGTACTAGCAAAAGAATCATACGGAGCGAACCAAATTCGTTTACGTGTGGAACTAGTTACAAGTAATGTGAACTTAGCCGTTCCAGCTGTTGAACTAGAAGCTGGCCGTTTATTCTCTAAAGATTATGCGCTTACTCCAAGCACATTCTCTTATGAAGGATCTCAGCCTTACTTCAGTTCTCCATTCCGTATGCACAACCGTATCTCAATGATGCGTGGTGAGTATAAGGTACCTGGTAACATGATCCGTAAAGGTGGAAACGAACCTCTAAAGTTCGCCTTCCAGTACATGGGTCAAGCAGTACCAGTATGGATCAACTATCTTGACATGGTCGCAAACTATCAGTTTGAGGACATGTTCGCAAGAATGATGATCTACGGGAAACGCAACTGGACCGACCAGAATACATACCTGAACAAAGATGCCAATACACCTTATACTGTAGAGTCTGGTGCTGGTCTTTTCGAACAGGTTGCTCCTGGTAACCGTCACAAGTATAACTACTACAACCTTGACTGGCACGTTAACCTATTGGTTGACATGGGTGTTGGGCGCATCGAGCGTGGTCGTCGTACGATTACTATTGGAACCGGTGAATTCGGTGCAATCGAAATTCACAAGCGTATCCAGGCGGAAGCTAAACAGTGGACAATCATCCAAATGGATCCAGGACTACTTCGTTCTGCAGGATCGGGCAATTTGGGATCAGCCAATACTTTCGGTTTCGGAGGACAGTGGGCAGAGTATGAAGCATACAACGGTGTGCGTCTAAAAGTGGAAATTATTCCATTCTTCGACGACAACGTTCGTTTCAAGACTCGTCACCCTGACGGAAACAAAGGTCTTGTTGAGTCTCACCGTATGCTCTCTCTTGACTACGGAGGAGAAGCTGGTATCTACCGAGTTAAAGTTCAGGATCTTGATTCTGAGTGGAGATTCCTTCCAGGTCTTCGTGACCCTTGGACGCCAGGTGGTAAAGGTCGTTCTAAACTAGCAGTCTCTAAGATTGATGGTTATGAAGTGATCTACGCTAAATGGGGTGGCCTCATGATTGAGGATCCAACTAAGATTGTCGACTTGCAGTTTAACTTCACTAGATAATCACTCATCTATTAATCAAGCAAAACGATGGCAAATAAAAACGATGATAAGTCATTGCTTGAAGGATCAAATGAAACTACAGTGGTTGCGGAAAAGCCGCAGCCACTTAGTAGTTTCCTTCAAGTAGGGACTGTAGTAAAAGTAAAGCCGTATGAAAACACGGCATACACAGATGAACTTGTCAAGCACAAAGGCAAAGTCAAGATTGATCTGTTTCATAATGCAAAACAAAGCTTTGACGTCCCGGTTGGCCGTGGCGGACATGTAGAGCGTATCCTCGATAACGGGGAGGCGAAATACACTGAAGAGATTCCTACAGAAGCTTTAACGGAACAACAGTTCTTTGAAAGAATGCTCGGAAGAGATCTAGACATCTTGAAAATCCCCGCGGACAACTTCTGGATGGTTGATCCACTATCCAAGGTGTACATTAAACGTGAGGGGCTTACTTTAAACCTCGGTAACGTTATTGACATGTTACACTATAAGATTCTTGTAAACAACAAGAGTGATTTCGCTCTTAACTACGTTCAAGGGATTCAGGATGGAGCCTTTGCTACCTTCTACTTCGAAGATGAGAAGAAAGCAAAGAAATCCGAAATAGATAAAATCCTCGCTGAAGGTAAGGCTTCTAGGATTTTTGCTGCACTTGTTGACAGTAAAGATGCTATGGAAGACTTCTTGAAGGTTGCAGGTAAAGTCAACAACAAAGCAAGCAAGGACTGGTTACAGCAACAATTGCTTCTTATGTATGAAGACTCTGCCAAGACTGGCTTCGAACGTTTTTTAGCAATTGCTGAAGATCCAATGTTCAAGCAAAAAGTTCTAGCGGCTGATGGTGTTCTCACCAAAGTCATTGAACGCCAAGGCGACGACTATTATATTGAAAGTAACCACATTGGTACTCTGAACGACGTGATATCATTCCTGAGAAATCCAGCG